GTTAGTATTGCAGGAAAAGCAATTTCAATTAGTGGAAAAAAAGCAGGATATATAAAAAACATATATGTTAATGTAGAATTTTTAAAAGATACGGCAAAAGGATGTGAAAATGTAAATGATTTTATAGATAAGATTATTGCAGAATTAAATGTAGCAGGGGCAGGATTGTATAATTTGATAAGAAGAGAAGTTGCAAACAAAGATGGTAAATTAATTTATACAATTGCAGATTTAAATTTAGAACAGGATCAAGTTGAAGTTACTAAATTTAATATTTTTGGAAAAGAAAGTAGAGTAATTAATGTAAGTATGAATTGTGATTTACCAAAAGAAATTGTAGCAATGATGGTAATTCCCGCTAATGATGTATCAAGACATGATGATAATCCAGGTATAAGAATGTTTGCAAGGCAGACACCCGACCCGGTAATGGTAATAGCTAATACAAACCCGGCAACAACAACCGGTAAACCACCCGCACCAGGTAGTAAAAGTGTAGGGGATTATCTTAAAGAGTTTGCAGCTGGGATAAGTACTTATTTTTCACAATCATTAAATTTACCAGGAGATAATAGACTAAAATTTGGGTTAAGTATAAAATTTGGAAAAAGTGATGTAGCAATGTTTGGTGTATTTAAAGATGTAAGTTGTGTAAAAACGGTTTACTTTCCAAATGGATATGAAAGAAAACATGCATTAGTACCTGTAAGTGTTAGTTTTACAGTATTGGGATTATCGGGAGTAACAATTGGTTCAGCATTAAAATTAACACCATCACCTGTACCTTGGTTGCAAGATACTGGTTATTGGCAAGTTACATCGGTTGAACATAAAGTAGATGATACAAAATGGGAAACCACAATTGAATGCAAATTTAGAGTATCAGATGGAGTAAAATAATATGGATGAAATAACAAAACATTATATCAATAATTTAAATCCAAAAGTGTATAACGCATTGGAATTAAAAACATTTGAACCAATTCCAAATTCACAAGATTATCAAAATCAATATATCATTCGTTATTTTGTAAGAAAACGAAATGATATAAATGGATTAATATATGAAATAAATAAATCTAAATTTGATGAATTTAAAAATGATTCATTATATATTGCCGGAAAAATAAAATGGAAAATTTATGGTGATAGAGAAGAAACTGAAATGGCTAATAAAAAATCAGTTGAGTACGGAATTAAAACAATTTCTAATTTAGATACCTATATTAACAATTATCTTAAATTTTGGAAAGGGTGATAAAATTCATATTTTTATTTGGTTAGTAAAAAATAATAGATTATATTTATAATAAATAAAATAAGTTATATGAGCAATTTTAAACATCTATCCGATTTAGAAGTACAACAAATTACATTCGATTGGCGATATAGAGGATTCACAGTATTAGAATTATTAACCGAAGATGAGGTTGATGAAGTAAATGCTGAATTAGAAAAATTAAGACAAGAAAGAATCGGTACAACTACCGAAGATGGTAAAGAATGGGGAGAGTGGGACCCTTTTGCATATCCACACAAACTATCACCTAAATTAGAAAAAATGTTTTGCCATCCAAAAATTTTGGAAGCATGTGAATTTTTAATGGAAGGTGAGGTACAAGGAATGCAGACTTGGTGTTATTTTAAACCACCGGGACAATTAGGTAGAGATATGCATCAAAACGCATTCTATACAGGATGTGGACATAATGAAATTATTAATACGGCATTGGCATTAGATAATCACGATCCTGAAAACGGAGCAGTATGGAACTATGAAGGTTCACATAGATTACAAACTTTACCAATTGAAGTAGATGACGAAAGAACAAAAACAAATCCTACATTTTGGAGAAACGAAAGAGGTAAACCGTGTGTAATGCCTGCAGGACATGATTTCCGTAAAGTAGAAGGTTATTTAAGAAAAGGACAAGTAGTATTGTTACACTCACATTGTGTACATGGTTCTGAAGCTAATAACTCAAATAGATTCCGTAGAAACTTATTAGGTGGTTATCTTAAAAAAGGAGCAATCTTTAACAAAGGTGGTCATATGAAAAGAGAACCAATTAATTTGCATGAATTAAAAGCAAAACATTGGACAGAATCAGATGAAAAGAATTTTGGTGGTTTCTAATCACAAAAGAAAGGAGAGTTTAATTACTCTCCTTTTTATTTTGTATTATACCTAAAATGTATTATCTTTGGATATATGATATTTGTAGAAGATAAATTTGAGTTCCAAAGTTTCTTAATAGAATATAGAAAACATACTAATTTAATATACGTTAGATTATCAGATGAAGAAAAGCATGTGATGAACAATCGTATATCTTTTATTTATGTCAAATCAAAAAAGAATGAGTGGGTTATAAATGTAAATAATGGTGATGGATTAGGAATTAAAATAGAAGCATTAGAACAATTATTAGATACACAATACCCTCAGTTAATTTTTAATTATAAAGCAATTTCACAAATATTTCCATTTACTAAAGGATTTGATATAGACTTAGCTAAATTTATTGAGTATGGTTATCATGATATTGAATTGGGTGATAATCAATTAAACCAATTTTACAAATCAAAGTTTAAAGGTGAACCATATTTGAATGATAGTATTCCAATGATTAAACAATTAGAACTTATACAACAATATGTTTCTAAGTTTTCATTTAATATGATAGTAAATAAAAATTCAATTAAATACATAGATGATGTAACAAAGGCATTTAGTTATATTGAAAGTAATGGATTGAAAGTAGATGGAGATTACGTTTTAAACTACAATCCTGTTCATTTAACGAAGGATAATTACGTTTATACTCAATACAACCTAATGACATCAACACTCCGACCATCGAACCGATATGGGGGTGTAAACTATGCTGCACTTAAAAAAGATACCGGTGAAAGAAAAGCATTTATAAGTAGATTTGATGGTGGTGAATTAATTAGTTGTGATTATGAAGCGTATCATCCTAGATTATTGATGGATATTATTTATCAAATGAAACTTAATTCAAATGCAGATGTAAAAGAAATGCAATGGATTAAAGATTTCTATGGTAGTGGGTTAGATTTTTATACATGGATTGGAAATCAAATTGGTTTTGATGATAGAAATGAAGTAAAAACTTTAATATTTCAAAATTTATATGGTGGGATTAGAAGTGAGTTATTAGATATTCAATATTTTAAAGAGATACAACACCTTACGGATTTATTATCTGAAACAATTGTAAAAAACAAAGCAATCTTTACACATTCATATCATATTCAGTTTGGTATTGAAAGGTTAGAACCTATAACTCCTGCAAAAGTTCTTAATTATTATATTCAAGCATATGAAACTGAAAGAAATATAAAGAAAATATTAAAAATAAAAGATAAATTAGAAGGAAAACAAACAAAATTGATATTATATACTTACGATGCATTTGTATTTGATGTTTATCCGACAGAAAAACAATATTTATATAGTGATATAATACCTATCTTAAAAGGTGGACATGGTAGGTATCAAGTAAAAACAACGACCGGTAAAAATTATGATGAACTTTAATTTAAATAACTTAAGTGAAATTATTGATGAGGTTTTAACAGAATTTTGTGTTACATATCCAATTCCAAACTTTGATAACAAAGAACAATTAGAATATTTACGTTCAGTATTAGAACAATTTGGTGCAAAAGCATTTACAGATATTGAATTAATGGAAGCTATTAGTTTAGCACCAAAGAAATTTTCATTAGAGGCAGCACCTAAACGTATGGGAACAGTTTCTAAAAATAAAATAGATAAAAATTCAGCAGCCGATAAGGCACATAAAATGGGATTAGTTGGTAAAGGTGGTATATCATATGGTCCAGAAGGAAATGATTTAATTACACATATTAATAAAGATGGTAAATTAATTAAATTACCACAACCTAGACATAGAGGAAAAGATGGCAAAACAAAAGTAGCACCAACACCAAACGCAGTTACAAAAACACAACCAAAGGCAGTTACAAAAACACAACCAAAGGCAACGCCTGTAACTAAATCACAACCAAAAGCAACAACTAGTAATAATAAATTACAAGATGATGATGCATTTTTTTCAAAAAATAAAGTAGTCCAAATTGTAGAAAAAGGAAGTGAGCAAATAGATAAAATACAAGGATTAACTGCAAATGAAAAGAAATTAGGTAAAATTGCTTTAGCTAAAGCAATGGCGGGACAAGATTTATCTAAAGATGAAAAAGCAATTGCAACAGAATTGTTTACAATACCAACTACTGCAGAAACAAAAATATACTTTGCATCAGAAAAGGGAAATTTTAATGCAAGAACAAGAACACAATTAAAAATAGGTGCAATTGGTGATGAGCAAAGAGAAGAATTATATAAATTTGCTGAAAATAATGATATATTTGATAAAGGACAAGCAGTTGGTAAAAAAACAATGGTGGCATCTAAATTATCCGATAAAAGATATAACGTAGAAGCAAAGCCAATTAAAGAAGGTGGTAAGATTACCGGTGTTCAAATTGGTAAAACCATTTTAAAAAAAGTTAATATTCCTAAAGTACAAGACTTAGCTAAAGAATTAAAAGCAAAAGGTATTCCTGATTCAGATAAGGAAGCACAATTAATAGTTTCAGCAATTAAGAGAAATAATGGAATGGTTGATTTTATCGCAGCTCAAGGTAAGATAGAAAGTATTGATTTTGGTGGAGACACCTCAACTCCAGAAGGAAGAACTACTGTTATTAACAATATGCAAAAAATGATGAGTAATAGATTAAATAATTTATTATCAAAATATAATGGTGGTGGCCCTCTTACACCTGAGCAGAAAAAAGTGATGGATAATTTGAAATTAATCAAAGCACCAAATGAAAAAGACCCTAAAGCAGTTCAAAATTATATTACTCAAATAGATAGATTAGCAGAATCAATGGTAAATACTCCTGATTTTAGAGCAGGTGTACCAGATATGCAAGAAATATTTGATTTTATGGCGAAATTAGGACAGGGGTATGCGGGATTTATGCCGGCGGCATCCAACTGGAAAGTAACGGATATTGTTACATATAAACCAACTCCATCTTTTTTAATTAAAGCAGGACAAAAACCATCAGCTGAGATTGCTAAAAATTTACAAGCATTTAAATCAGATGTAATGATAGAAGGTGGATTGAGTGTTAAATTCCAAAAAGGTGGTGCAAGTGCGGGAATGGATAAAGTTGCTATGACTATGTATAAACATCAAGGAGGTTCATTTGACACAAAAAATGAATTAATAAAAATGTTTGGAACATATGAATGGTCATTTACTCCAGGTGGTAAAGATAAAAGAGTACATAGTGCAAAAGAAATTAATGATAAACAAAAAGAATTAAACGATGTTGTAAAAAGAGCAGTAGCAGCAGGTGTAATTGATAAAAATACTGCAACCGAAGCAATAACCGAAGGACAAAGACAAGCGGAAATGATGATTAAAAAGGTTATTAAAAAAATTCCATTTAAAAAATATGCAAAATGTTTTGGAGATAACCCAGCTCAGCAAAAATCTAATTACGAATCATATAAACAACAATGCGGTATGTGGTGTAAGATGGGTGCAGTAGCAGAAGCAATTAATAACGCAGATATTGATTATCAATTGTTTGGTAACTTAAGAACTAAATATACAAAAAAAGGTGTTCAACATGAAACTATTGATGGTGTAAATACAGTTAGTGGTATGGGATGGAGTTATGATCCAGGTATTGCTGCAACGGGTAAAGAGTGTAAATACTTAGCATTAAACAATGCAAACTCATCACACATTGAACCAATAAAAAAATAAGAGAGTAACTACACATAATGAAGACACAATTACTTTGTACATTTAGTACAAAACCAGATGTAGAGAATCACTTAGAATTAATTAAAAGCAATTATACATTAGCTTATAACTACATCTATGTTCTTCAAAATAAAAACATTCCAAATGAATTGTTTATAACTTACAATGTAGTGGTAGAAAACGAACAACCAAACTTAGAAATGAAAACTATTTTGGTTCATAGAAAAAAACAAAGTAATACATTATATACAATCAATGCATTAAACAATGTTATTATGGAAGCGACTGGTGGACAATTAGATAATAAATTTGAAGTAGATTGGGAAAAATTTAGAAATTGTATATTGGTTACAAATACAGAAGGTGTTAAAAAAATATACACTAGAGTATTTGATGTTATAGACTTAACAAAATAATTAAGATGGGAATTTTACAAAAAGTATTTAGATTATTTTTAAGTGAAGCAACTGATACCGTTCAATCACAGGCACATAAAAAAGGATTAGAAGGAAAAGGCGGTACTGCATACGGGCCTAAAGGTAAAGATGTTGTAACACATAGAAATATTAAAGGTAAATTAGTTGTAGTAAAACCAGAAAAAATTGGTGCAACAAAAACTAAACCAACAACTACATCAACTAAACCACAATCAAAGGCAACTCCTGCACAACTTGCAAAAGTAAAACAATTACAAAAAGCAGTTGATGCTAAAAAAAGTAAAGAAAAAACACAAACACAACAACCTAAAGAAGTAGATGTAAATAAAGGAGTAGTAGTTGCCCCACCAAAAAGTAGATATGGTACTAAAGGTTCTAAAGAAGTCGACCAACAAAAAGCAAATAATAGATTAAAATATTTACCAAAAAGTAAGATAACACCACAACAGGCGGCTCTTAATTTTAAGAAAGCATATCCAAAAGCAGTAACTACAAAATATGAATTTCCTAAAGAAACCGACGCATTACTTAAAGCAAAGTTACCACCGGCCGGATATGAAGCTTTAAAAAGTCTTTTACAAATGTCTAAACAAGGAGATTTTGAACCACCTATTAGTATAGTAACAGACCAATATGGTGCAGGTAAAATTTCAGCACAAACAAATGAATTAGCAATGCAAGCTGCGTTTTGTTTCCCTGCAACTCAAAAAGGTATTGCAGCTAGAAATGAATTTTTAAATAGTTTAGCACAAAATGCAGATGCAATTGAAAAAGCAGGTGGTGTTCCAATTTTAGATAAATCGTGGATTAAAGAAATGGGTGGAGCACATGATGCATTTGTTACCAATATGAATACAAAATTTGGTGCAGGAAAATGGGATGTAACAGGTATGACATGGGATGTTAGAGCACAACAAGAATCATTGGGAATTGATTATAATTCTAAAGGTGACTCAACCGATATGAATGCACAAATTAAAGTAAATGGTAAAATATATAATGAAGAAATTAGTTGTAAAAAAGATTGGGCTATTTTCTTATTAAATGCCGGATTGGGTGAACCATCTAACTGGTATTATACATTGGGTCAACAAAAAGAAATGAGAGCAGAGGAATTACAAAGATTATCAGATGCAAAAGACCCAAGATTTGGTAAAAACGAAAAAGCAGAATTACAACAATTACAAAAACAAGCTATTTCAAAAGCACCTGTTAGTAATAAAGAATTGCAAGATGCTCAAATGAAGAGTGCGGAAACAGGTTGTTTATCAATTAAAGAAATTCCTTCAAAAGATATTAATTCTGTTCTTAAAGATTGTATGAGTCGTAAAAAGAATGACCCGTATAATATGGATAAAAATGAAGCAGCATTAGCTAAACAAGTTGCAAATTATTTAAGTAAAACCAAAACAGTTGATGTAAATGAATTAGCTAAATTTGTAGGTGGTGGCTCAAAGAATTTTAAAAAAGCAGTAATGGTTTATCATAAAATGATGGGAGCATATCAGGGTGGTGATAAATGGTTAGATTCACATAAAGAAATAACATATGGTTTTATTGAACAAGCTGCAAAAAAAATGGCAACTGATAAAAATTTTCAAGGTATGTTATTAAAAAAATTACAAGAAGCTATACCTGTTAAAACAATGGTTGAAGGGGTTGAAAATATGCAAATTGATAGTATGTATGTTACACAAAAACATATGCAGGAAATGTTTGGAACAACAAATTGGGATGATGTAAAAGAATTTTTAAGTATCAAAGTTACAAATGGTGTAGCATCATTGGTATATTTGGCCAAAGGTGCAAACACAAAACCATTAAAAATTGCTAATATTGAAATGAGAGAAAAGGGAGTAGGATACAATGGTTCAGTTTCTTTAGAATGTACACCTGCAAAAGAATTTGAAAATAGTTGTAAAGAAATAGATGCTAAAATAAATAGGTTATGATATATTGGTTTACAGGACAACCTGGTAGTGGAAAAACTACTATGGCCAATTGGATGGAAGCACATTTAATAAATAAAGTTATCACTATTGATGGTGATGATATTAGAGATGTATTTCAAAACAAAGATTACTCAGAAGAAGGTCGTAGAAAGAATATAGCTAATGCACAAACATTGGCTAAGTTTCTACAACACAAAGGCTACAACGTAGTGGTATCATTGGTTTCACCATACAAAGACCAAAGAGATAAATTCAAATCAGAAATGGGTCAGAACTTAAAAGAAATATATGTTCATACTACAAATGAAAGAGGTAGAGAAGGATTTCATGTATCTAATTATGAACCACCTACCGAGTTTTATATTGATTTAGATACTACAAATGAAAGAGAAATAGATACTTTCAAAAAACTTCGTAAAGATTTGGGAATATAAAAATAAAATTGTAAATTAGAGTTATGAAAAGAAAATACGCATTATTCATCGGAAGATGGCAGACATGGCACGCAGGACACGAATGGTTAATTCGTCAACAATTAGATAAAGGTAAAGATGTTTGGGTAGCAATTAGAGATGTACCTGAAGATGAAAATAATCCTAAATCAGCTTATAAAGTTATGATGGATTTAATGGAAGAACCATTTTTTCAAGAAAACATAGATAAAATTTTACTAAGTATTATTCCTGATATTGAAAGTGTAAATTATGGTAGAGGTGTGGGATATGAGGTTATCAATCATCCACCTCCTGCTGATATCGAATTGATTAGTGGAACTAAAATTAGAAAAGGTTATATGGACACTGATGGAGATGTTATAGAATATGCCGTTGATTAAGAGACATATAGCAAAAACCATATCATATCGTATTATAAGTACCTTAGTTGGATTCTTAATAATGTGGTGGATAAGTGGTTCAATTAAGGTAGGTGCGGCATTTGGGGTAGCAGAATTGATTTACAAACCTATTCAGTATTATCTACATGAAAGAGTTTGGTATAAATGGATTAAGTACGGATTAAAAAAATAAGTTATATGTCGGATATAAAAGAAGCAGTAAACGGACCAGCATATTATGGTGGTATCGATAACCCATATGAGGTAATAAAGGTATGTGAAGCATGGGGATTAGACAAAGATGCATACCTATTCAATGTAGCAAAATACATAGCAAGGGCCGGAAAGAAGGACCCAGCAAAGGAATTAGAGGATTTGAAGAAAGCAGTTTTTTATCTTGAAAGAAGGATAAAATTACTCTCTAAATAATTTGGTAGTTCCAAAAAAATAACCTATCTTTATTGTATAGGAATTAAGAAAATCGATATTTATACGTGAGATTAAATCGCGATAATCTTAAAACTTAAAAACAAATTTTTAAAACTTAAAAACAAAACAGCATGAACATTAATGCAATCAAGCAACGTCTTAATTCGTTGCAAAACACTTCGAAAAAAACGGACTCATTGTGGAAAACCAAACCTGGAAAGTACCAAGTTCGTATCGTACCTTACAAATTCAATAAGGAAAATCCTTTCATTGAATTATTATTTCACTACAACATTAACAACAAAACTTATTTGAGTCCAGCTTCTTTTGGAAGACCTGACCCAATTTTAGAGTTCGCAGAAAAACTTAAGAAATTAGGTGATACTGAGAATTGGAAAGCAGGTAAGAAAATGGAGCCAAAGTTAAGAACATTTGCACCGATTATCGTAAGAGGTCAGGAGAATGAAGGTGTTAAATTTTGGGGATTTGGTAAGACTGTGTATCAAGAAATTTTAGCTATTGTAGCTGATCCTGATTATGGTGATATTACCGATGAAAAAAATGGTAGAGATATTGTTATTGAAATTGTAGAGGAAGCAGGTAAAACGTATCCTGAAACTCGAATCAGAGTAAAACCAAATGTATCTTTATTACATGACAATTCTGCAATCGCATCTAAATTGTTAGATGAGCAAACTGATATTACCGATATCTATTCAGAATTATCTTATGCAGAATTAAAGACAGTATTAGAGAATTGGTTAAACCCAACGGCAGTGCTTGAAGAAGAAAACCCAACTCCTTCTATTTCTCAACAAACATTAGCACCTCAACCAAAGAAAGTTGAAGAACAATTAGTAACTAAAGATG